AACGCTAGTTCCTGAGCATGTTTCTCAGACATCGTTGCAATATCATGTGCCAACTGTGCTTTTTTGTCAGCATCTGGAATAAATTTATCTAATAATCCTGTGACTGGACCAATAAGTGCTGATAACATTACCAAAGCCTCACTCTGTTTTTATCTACCTTAACTAATTTACAAAAGCACGAGTATCTTTTTTCATCTTCACCAATAACAATGTATTGTTCATTAAGGTTTTGTTTAAAATATTTACATGTATTAACATTTTCAAAATGTAATGTTCCTGCTGGAGCCCCACTTAAATAGCACATAAGCAAAAAAGCTGGACTCACTTTACTCCTCTAAACTTGATACCTTGATTTGACATTCTACTGCCACGACTTACCATGCCTCCTGCTTCCATATCTGCACGATTATCTCTAGCTCGCATCCTTACAGAACCACCTACGTTAAATTTTTGTCTTGACATTTTCATTGTAGGCACTACGCCACCTTTTGCCATGCCCCCCTCTGTCAACCTCCTAATGTCATCTTCTAACATTTCTTTTAAATCATCAAAGTTTGGGTTTGACTCATCAAGGTTTTTGAGTTGTTCTTGTAGCTCTTCTAATCGATCGTCTTTCATTTTATTCTCCTTATCCTAAGTTTCTAAATAAACCACCTAAACCTAATGTGTTATCCTCTATAGGCATTATAAATTTTATTTGTGGTGATGCTGTCCCTTCTTCACGATTTATAAGTGGTGTCGTATCAACTTTGACACCTTCAGGAACAACTTGTTGTAAATAAGGTTGCACAAATTGAACACCTCTATTTATCATTCCAGGACTAGTCAGCACGTCTTGTAATTTAAAAGCTGTTTGTGTTGCTGGACCTGAGAAAGGATTGTTTTCATAGCCAAACCGTAGAGCCCTTTGTAAATCAGTGCCTTCAGCACGATCCATGTTTTCCATAATACCAACATCAGACTTTTCTTCTTTTTTATCATCAGTAAAAACTTCATTAAATTTTCTTGTACCATAATCTATTAGGTTCTGCATAATCCCAACGGGACTTACCTCGCGTAAGTTTTGTATTTGTCTAGGAGCTGTTTCTTGTAAGTATCTTTCTACTGGTGAGTAATACCTAATTGCCTCACCTCTTGCATCAACTCTATCACCAAATAGTTGTGGTTGTAAGTAACTCGGCACAGATAAATCTTTGACCCTATTACCTTGATTGTCAAACTTATTTCCAGCTATTAAACCTCTACTTAAATTTAAAGCTTGTGCAAATCTAGGGTCATATCCCACACTACCAATAACATTAGATCTTTTACCAACATTAGCTAAAACATTTTGTATTGCTTCTTCTGCTTGATTGTCAAATACTGTTTGCCCTCTATTTTCATCATAGCTGTATTGAGCATCAGCTAAACTGTCTATACCTGAAGAGGAATAATCACTCGCACTACCAAATAATTCGCTCATCCTTGATTCCTTTGTGAAGCTATAAACCTAGCGTTTTGTGCTCGCATATTGGCTATATCCTCAGTTGTATTGATACGATCTTTTTGTATCAAGGTATTTGCTTGTAACTTTTGTTTATTAAGTTCAAGTTGCTCTGCATCAGTTCTTGCCTGATTCATTGCCTCTTGTTCTTTTATTTGTAACTCTTTTGCTTTTAAGTCTACTAATGGGTCACTTTGCTGTCCGCCTAGTACCTGAGCTTCTAATTCAAAATATTGTTTTGTAAGTTCAGCTTCTATTTGTGACAATCTAGCTTCTGCCATAGCTGGATCCATTTGCTGTTGTTGTGCTTCCATTTGTAATTGCATACTAGCTTTTAAACCAATGTGTTCAAATATATGTTGTTGTAATACATTAATCACGGCTGGATTACTTCTAACAGATATACTACCCATATAAGCTAAGTGCGTTGATATATGTGCATCATGGTCTTGTTCTGGAAAAGCTTTTAGTTGCATTTGTCCACCTATAACTGACATAACTTTACCGTTTTCTATAACTGCGTTCATTGGTTGTGGTTGTGGTGGGGGTGGTAATAATTGTTCGATATTATCTACACCCAAACTTATGTACACTCTTCTATAAGCTTCATACAAATTGTGCATCTCAGGCTTACTCGTTGCCAACTTTAATTGTTCTTGTGCCAAACTAATACGCTGTGACATACTAAAAATATTAGGATTAGCTACTGGTACAATGTCTATGCGTTCGCTAAAGTCTTGTGCCTTATCACCTTCTTCTGTATAGGGGTATGCACCACCTTCTTGAGATATCAAATCAGCAATAAGTTTAAACTCTTGTTTCATACCGTTATATAAACGCTTATGAACAGCACTTATAATTCTACTACCACGCTCTAACAAAGCTATGGTTGTGCCTACTGGCATCTCTTGATTATTTATATTGCCAGTACCCATATCTGTTGTGCCAACAAATTTTTGAGCCGCCTGAACCACAAAACCGAGTAGCTGAAACAATGTGCCACTCGGTTCTTGGTAGGGGAGGTTGAAAAATGAGTTTTTAAGTTGATCGCCTACAACATCAACATCACGCCACTCTCCAGGACGTAACGGTTCATCGTCGTTTTTAATTCGTAAACCCCTAGCTTTAAAACCAGATGGCATATTTGCCAATGTTCCTGAGTCTATTAACTGGCGTAAGTTAGCAGTCGCCGCTCTGGACAAGTTACCTAGTAAATGTATTAGTCCGTTACCATAAAAACCTAGTCCAGGAGTAAACATATAGTGGACAAAGTACTGTTTTTTGTTTTTAAACGCGTCATTTGGGTCATAATTACGGTAAACTGACAAAACTTCGCCATTTTCAGCACTAACTGTAACAATATACGGTAATTTTACTCCAGTTTCCTCACCATCTCCACCAATATCAGGAAATTTTTCCAAATCTAAGTAACAATGGCACTCAAAAAGCTGTATTTCTTCATAATCGCCTTGTGCATACACTCCAGTTATTGATTCTTTAGTATCATCCGCCTCATCTCTGTCCGCTTGTCCTGATTGTATATCAATATCACGGTAAAATTTACTAACTTGGAGCTTTCTTAGCTCATTTTCTGTCATTGTAATGATTTGTGTAACTCTATCTGCGGAATCTAAGTCTGTTGCATTGAAGGGTACGAGCATATCTTTAGCTTCTATAAACTTACTTACTTGCCTACCTAGCTGTGGATCAACATAAATCTTTTTAAACGCACTACCACCAAGCCCTAAGTAATACAACATCTGGTCAAACTCAGATTCATACTCTTTCATAGTGTGCATAATTGTATAATTCATATAATCTTGCACACGTTCTGCTTGTTTTTCTAAATCTGGGCTTGTTACTCCCATTACTTGTGTGCGTACTGGACCTTTCGCTGGAAGAAGTTCCTTATACGCTTGACTTTGGAACTGCGTAACTGCTTCATTTAGCATTGGGTGAACTACACCAGTAGCACCATCAAATGGTTCTGTTCTGTTTTCGTAGTTTAAACCAAGTAAATTTAAACCTTCACTATATGTATTAAGCCATTCACCTCTTGCACTTTTGTCTTCTTCTACTTTTTCAAGTACATAACTACTAATACCAGTTAATTCTTCATCATCTAATTGTTCGGCTAAGTTTGCCATAAAGCTTGTGTCTTCTGGCTCAACCTCTTGAGAGCCAAGTTCCACGGACCCATCTTCAAGTTCGGTAATTTCCATACCCTCTGTAATTTCGGGTTGATCTTCTACTTCAACATCTACTGGATCTGGGTCAAGTATAGGGTTGCCAACTAGTGTTAGCTCTTTTTCAATATTATTATAAGGGTTTTTTGGTTCAGCCACTCAACCCTCCTTCAATCACATAAAATCGTTGTCTAATTAATTGTGCCACATTTTCTCTTATTTCGCTAGAAGTTAATGGTTCAAAGTCTGCATCCTCTACAACCATAGCATCTGTCAACATTTCTATCTCATGATATAATTGCTTTGGTGTAAACTCAACCGTAGTAGACGGTATTTCTAGGTATATATTCTGGCTCATAAACTTCATCCTCTGGGTGCGTTATAAATCCACCTTCTCTAAATCTTCGTA